TCAAGAGAAGTTTCATTCAGGTCGGCGGCGGTGGATGGCGTGTTGCTGTTGGTGCCACCAGAGATCAGCGGATGCGCGGTTGAGAACAGGGGCTGGCCGTCGCCGTAGGTAACGGCGCCGTTAAACCCATAGTTCAAAACTGCGGCAGCCTTGACCTGCTTGGTGTACGACATCGCCCGGGCCAGAGCCTTGGTATAACGAGCCGAGAGGCTGTCATAAAGGTTGTCCTCAATTGCCTCTTCGGTAATTGAGAAACCCATGGCGATGGTTTCGTGGTTGTACCGCGCAGTCCATGCTTCCTGTGCATTGTCGTAAGCGATGGCAGCGCCTTCGTTTTTGACAGGTGCAGCAGAGAAACCCGACAGCTTGGTTTCCTCTTCAAAGCTACGCTCCGAGGTTTCGGTTTCGTAGATTTCCTTATGCTCCTCGCCGTAACGGGCGTACTCCAGACCAAACAGGGCGTTCAGGCCGGGAAGAAGCTCTTTCAGTAGTTGGGCACGAGAAATTGCCATGATTTACTCCTTAAACACCGGTAGTGTTGTTGTAGGAATGGAAATTGCCGTTCCATGCCACCAGAACTTCGGGGTAGCCCACGAAGGACAGCGACGAACCAGAAGCCAGAGTAACTGCCGAAGCCAAGGTCAGCGTGGTGGTTGCCACGTTGATCACGGTCGAATAGTTACCAGCAAGCGTTCCAGTTCCGGTCGGGCAGATCAACTGCATACCGGGCTTGAGGCCAGTCACAGCGGCGGTCAGGGTCACGGTTGCGCTAGAACCAGAGGTGCTGCCAGTGCCCGAAAGAGTCACAGCAGTCTCAGGAACCACACCAACAACCCGGAACGGAGCGGCGGTCGTTACCCGAGCGCCAGTACCTGCGGTGCCAGAAGACACTGCCCCACCAGACACAGAAAACGCCGAATCACCAGTAATGGTGCTGCCCGACACGCCGCCGCCGCCACCAATTTGGTATGCATTGGAACCGACATAGGCCGGGTTCATGTAGCCCACAGTGGTGCTGGTGTTAGCCAGCGAAGTGCTTTGGGTAGTAACAACTGCTTTAAACAGTGCGCGCGGGTCATCCACAACAAACGCCATGATGTCGTTTGCGGCGGTGCTTGCCGGGTAGTACTGAGCAAACAGTTTTTGCCCGGTAGATGGGCTGGTGTACGAACACCCAACAAAAACGCCAACGGTGCCGTCAATAGGCGTGGTTGGTGAAGTAGCGGGGGTGTACGAGGAACGCACAATGGTTCCGCCAGAAATCTGAACTACGTCGCCGTAGAAGATGTTCTGAGCGTATGCATTGGCAACGGGGATTTGACGAATTGCACCCGCATACGGCAGTCCGTCAAGTCGATTGACGGGTTTAAAGCCATAGGGGGCGTCAACACTGGGGTATGCCATGTTTAACTCCTAAAATTTAAATGGTTTTGCCTAGAGTCACCTTGGAATTCCTCTCCTTGAACAGAGGCATTCGGGCATCACTTTGGCGCATAAAACTGTTATCTACCGACAACATTTGAGAATCTGACACCTTTTGATAGTATTCATTTCTCTGTTCAGTAAATTCAGTTGGGGTTTTGCATAAAAGCAGACCGCCAATCTCGATTCCTTCCGGAAACCGCCCATTTGGGTTGTTCAGGAAACGGAGTTTGGGTTGGCTGGCAGCCTTGACAGGTTCCCATCCCTCGCGGAATTTTGTAGAAATATTGGTTGGATCGGCAGAATTTAGCGTACTGGTTCGAACCCAGCGGTAACTCCACCCCATTTCCCGTTCGGGCTCTGGCAAAAGAGTGGGTGGCGTCCAGCTTGTGGGACGCATGCTTGACTCTCTGTTTTCCATTTCGCGGGGTGCCCGCTTTTGCTTTTCCGTCTCATCCATTTGTATTTCTCCTCAAAACCACAACTTCGCGGGCATAGCGTTCCAAAGGAATACCAAGCCGCTTGGCAATAGCCACTTCCGATGAAGATAACGTAATCTTCTTGGGCGCGGTGCTGCGCGTTGCAGAAGCGACCACGTTTGATTTGGGGCGCTGTCTCGTATCAGCGGGTTCAGCAGAATCAAACTTATCTGCGAACACTTGGCGTAACCTGCCGTCAAGGCGTCGATAGTATTCGTCGCTTGTTGGATCAATTCGATCCTCGTTCACCAACCGATCATGAACCGCCAAAGCAAAGGCGGTCATTTCTTTATCCTGTCCAAACCATTCATTGGCTCGTTGCCAATTTTCTGCCTTGGGGTCAGGCTTAATAACCGGCGGTGGCGCGGCTGTTGGAGTTTGTACAGCATTTTTCTCTTGTTGTAAAGAGGGCTGTGGTTTCCAATGATTTACTTTATCCGCCTTTAGTTTGGCGGAGGTCAATTCTTCTTGTGCGGAAACGAGGGCGTCGGCGTCCCCGCTCTCATAAGCTTCTTTGTATTTGCGTCTTGCCTCTTCAATTTCTTGTGAAACAACTCGCTTTGCCTGCTCAATTAAAACGGCTTGGCTTTGATCAACGGTCCCCTTTAGGCGTTGATTTTCTGCCATAACCGCCTTGGCAATTTCAATTGCCTGCTCACGTTCGCGCAGGGCGGCTTCCTTTGCCCGCCTTTCCTCATGATATCCCTTGGTGAACTCACGAATTTTTTGCGCCCGGTCCTCCCGGCTGTAATTGAGCAACTCCTCATCTGTTGGCTCTTGTGGAGGGGTTGACATTGGTGCCCGGCCACGATCTTCCTCCGGGGTGTCGTCAACAATTTCAATCTCTGGAGCCGAATTGGATTCGGTTAATTCTTGGGATTTTTTGCCAGCGGGCGATTTTTTTTCTTCAATCTCGTCTGGAAATTCAAAGGTAGTGTTTTCTGCCATGATTTACTCCTTAGGCCCGGGAAACGCCACGGGGGTCTTCAACCACGGCCTCCACACTATCATCATTGATAATGCGGAACTCTTTGCCATGAATTTTTATGCGGGTTCCTGTGTTGGGTCTAACCAACACAAAATCCCCAACCTTGCAAGACGGGCCAGATGGAAATCTTTTCTCGTCTTTGTAGGCATCCGGGCCGACCTTCACCACAAACAAAACTGGCGAAAGAACCTCCTCATAATGAAGAGTTTGCCCGGCCTTTACCAAACCGCTTTCATATTCCTCCTCCGCCTCTGGCAGGACGCACAGAAGATGGTACGTGGCAGGATCGGGCAATTGTTTTGCCTTTTCTTCCGCCGACGTAGGCAGTGAGGTGGTTGTTTTTCCGTCCTGACTCACTAGAAGTTCAGTCATTGTCAATTTGCTCCAGTTTACGTACAAGGTCTTGGATTATGGATTGAGCAAACAACAGACCCTGAATGTTGCCGCACAATTCTCGATATTCGGGGAAATCTTTTGCGCCCCCCAATACAAGTCTTTCAGAGAGTATTGACTCTCTCTCTTTTATTTGATTCAAAACAATAATTAACAATCGAGCATCTTCGTTCATTTGTTGCCTCGTTTAAATATATCTACCTGAACCTTTTGGTTATCGCGCTTTTCTTGTTGTTGAAGGCGGGCCATCTCGATTTGTTGTTGGGTTTGAATCCTTTGTGATTCAGCGGCAATTTGAGCTTGAGCTTTTTGTGTCTCAAGTTGTAGTTTTGCTTGTGCCAATTGAGAATCAGACACAACCTTTTGAGCTTTTGTCTGGGCCTCTTGAGCTTTAATCTGAAGCTCTGCCTGTTGCATTTGGACGAGGGGGTCTTGCATTTGTTGCTGGGCTTGGGCTTGTTGAGCCTGAGCGGTGTTTTTCTGTAGAAGCTGCTGCGCCCCAAGAGAGACCAATCTTGAGAGATCAACCTCAACATCCTCGGGAAGTTCGGCGCCGGGGCGGGGGATAGGAACCCCGATCTGATCCTCAACATCCTTTCTGTATTTAAACGCAAGATGTTCCGCAATATGGGACATGATTGCGGCTTGGATTTTTTGAGCCATTGGGTTTTGCCCAATCGTTGCGGCAATCATCGGGTCTTGCATGAAGGTTTGATGGGCAACTATGTGGGCATCTTGATCTTGATAGATAAAGGCCCTAACCGGCTTACCGGTTAACAAATCCATGTTTTCACTAATCGGGTCCTTGGGTTTAATATCATCCTCAACGGGGACCAATTTATCGGCATTTTTAACGCCCAAAACTTCAATCATTTGCCTATGGAGTTGTGGCAAATCATAAATTTGGGGGGCTTGGCTGGCTAATTGAATAACAGCCTGATACTGCATAATCCTTTGAGCCATGGTGCTGCTGTTGGGGTCTGAAACAGGAATGACCTCCACCATGTCGTAATCTTCCTGTTTTGCGCGGCGGTCCCCTCCATCGGGAATATATGAATATTGTGTTGGGGCATAATCCCTTATCAGGCTCTTCAGCAATTTAAACTCTTGACGCATGGAGTAATGGACTCGGGCCTGAACCGCCGACATTGTTTTAAGCTGCCTCTCCAGAAGGGCTAGGGTTGTGCCAACTGGAGCGTTGGCGCTCATGTCGCTAACCTTCATTTCCCCTATTGATCCAAGCCTTCTGCCCTCCTCGGTAATCTGATTGAGAAGAGTTAGCAGGGTTTGGCTAGGCTCCTTGTAGGGGAGCGTCATTACGTTATCTTTGATGGCTCCGGAGGGCACATCTACATCCCTGAACTCTCCGGGGGCGATGGGGGTGTCATCCCCCTTGATTCTCATCCCCCTTGCCTTGAGCCCGCCGGGCAGATTGGAAAGGGTTCCGGCATCAACCAATTGGCGAATCAAAGATGTTCCCGCCCTAGCGTACCCACCTATAATATGGATCAACCCCATCCCATAAAAACCAAAGCCCGGGATGTAACAATAATCAACAAAATGCATTCTTCGGCGCTTTTGTTGATCATCCTCCTCCCAGTTTCTGTAAATTGCCAAAACTTTATTTGTTCCTCTGTCAATAGTTACAACATATGGCAGGGCAATCTCTGTTGGCTCTCCATCTTCGTTTAAATCTTCAAATCCATCAATATCCAAATCAGCATGAATTTCAAGAATTTGATAGCGGTTGTCATCGGATGCGCGATATCCTTGTTGTTCTGCCTTTTTCTTATCAATGTCGGAAAGAATATTGATGGGCTCCCCCAACTCAATGTCTCGATAAAATCCTGAAACCATCATCTTGCGCATTTCATTTTTTGTTTTGCGCATGATGTGGGTGACTCTTTCCGCACTCTTCAGGTTGGACGCCCCATAGGGAACAATCACATCCTCCGCCGGAAGAAAAATAGCGGTCTCTCTGCCCATCGATGGGTCGTAGTAAACCTTTTTGAAGGCCGATCCCGCCAGACCAAGGGAATACAGAAGCCTTTCATGCTCCGGGCGATATTCGGTATTTTTTTCTGTCAGGCGATAGTTCATGTCGTCCCTGACCCTTTCGGCCGAATCTTCCTTTTTCTTGTCTATCTCTCCAATGATTTCAGTCTTGACGGGCCCGGAAGCCGGGAAGGTCTCCATGATTGACTCAGACTGAAACCTGATAGCCGCCTCAGTCAGGATGGCGCTGTAAACCCCGCAGGCCCCATTCCATGGCTCTGTTCTTTCTTCATAATGAAGACCAAGAACCTCTAGCCCCTTGACAAAGGTTTCTGCCCATTCTTTTCTGGAATTGATGTCGGCATCAACAAGCTCAATTAATTCAGAGGCAATCTTCCCAAGAGACCCCTCATCCAGAATTTCTGCCAGATTGGAGTCAAAGCGGTCCTCAATCTCATTGCCGGGCTCAAGGATAATCTCCATTCCTCCCGCCCGAATCTCCACCGACTCCGGATTTTCAATCTCAATCTCAATAGGCTCTTCGTCCAAAGACCCAATCCCAAAGGGGGCGGGATACAGAGCTTTTTCAATCAGATTAGTTGCCATTAGTAATACTCCATCTTTCTTCGGTAAAAATTGGGCTCCTCCGGCTCATCTGAATCAATGCTGATGAAGCCGCCCTGCCGAAAACGAATCAGGGCCTGACTTGCCGAGTCCACAAGATCATCATGGTCGCCACTGGGAAAGGAGGCCATCTCCTCCATCACCTCATCTGCCCATCTTGTTTCTGGGCACCAAACAACACCAGAGGCAAACAAATCAGAAATTGCGTTTACACGCGCTATCTTATCGCTTCCCTTGCCCGGTGTATATTCCGAAAGGGGGATTCCCATCCTTCTCATCTCATAGATCAATGGGGCTCCCGCCGCCTTCTTTTCTACAATCAGGGTGTCTGGGTTCCATTCTTGCCACAGTTCCAATGCCTTCTTTTTTAGCTCTGGGAACTCCATTCTCTCTTTAAACGCATCCAAGAGGATGATGTTTGGCTTGGAATTCCCCTTGCTGTCGGGCCGATAAAAAACTCCCCATGTGGTACAGGCCGAATAATCGCTTCTGTTGCTTTTTTCAAAGGCTGTGTCCCATGATTGGATGATGTATTCGCAGGATGGGGGGTCCTCATGCTCCCAAACCATCCATTGATCCCTCTTGATGATCGCCCCCTCCTCAGAGGTTGGGTTCTGTTGGTATTGGGCCTCCCATTTAGACACCGGAAGCTCTGCTTTTAAGGCCTCAAGCTCCTCCCTTTTCCAAAAGGCAGGCCACAGAGGGGTGCCGGACGGCAAAATTGCCGGGAAATCAATGACTTCCCACTCATTTGTTCCGTCTTTTTGGCTATTTTTGAGAATTTGGCCCGTTAAATCCCTCTTAGCCCATCTCGTCATCACAATAATGATGGCCCCGCCGGGCTGAAGACGCTGCCTTGGGCCTGATGTGTACCACTCATACACTCCGTCATACACTGCCGGGTTGTTCTGACGGGCCTCCTGCTCAGAATGGGGATCATCAATGATCAAAAGATCGGCACCCTTACCCGTTACAGCGCCACCAACACCGATGGCGAAGTAATCACCACCCTTGTCGGTGTTCCATCTCCCCGCCGCCTTTGAATCACTTGACAGCTTTGTCTCAAAAACCTTCTGGTAATCCTCCGAAGACACCAAATTCCTAACCTTCCGTCCAAAACCCACCGCCAACTCTGCTGTGTGGGCTGTTTGGATAATCTTTTTGTCTGGAAACTTACCCAAAAACCATGATGGCAACAAATAGGATGCAAACTCTGATTTTGTATGCCTTGGAGGCATATTGATAATCAGCCTCTTCAACTCTCCATTGATAACTCTCTCAAATGCCTCAGCCATAATTGCATGGTGTTTACCCCCAATAAACCCGGGCCACATCTGCTGAACAAAAAACAGAAATGATTCCCTGCATTTCTCAACCCTGTCCATCTCCAACAATTGATGAATCTTCTGCCTCTCCAAATTTGGAACAGAATCAACAATTGACAGCAAATGAGAAATTTCTTTTTTGGTCAATAAACTCATAACGAAGAAATAATCTTTATTGACTTGTCAACAACCCTAATAGACCTGTATTTCTTTGGCCTTGTCTCAATAAACCCATCCGCCTCCAGCCTCTTCACTATCCTGTGAATATTCGATCTGCTCTTCAATCCAATTGCTTTTGCAATAACATCCATGGTTGGGGCGCATTTATGTATCTTTGTGTAAGCAACAACAAAATCAAGTACCAGCTTTCTCCTGCTGGTCATTTTTGTTATAGGCCTGCTCATTTTTAAAAATATATAT